TGAGGCTCGGTTCGGCTCCGCGCGCACGCAACGTCTGGCTACCGGGGGGATCAGTAGCCGGACGGAGCCGCGTACCCGGTGCCCGAGCCGATCACGAGGGATTGGCCGTAGCGGAGCAAGAACCCGATGTAGTTGTAGATCTGGAACCGGACCTGCAGCGTTCCCGAGAGCACCTCAGGCAGGGTGCGTTGCCGCATCTCGCCTTCGAAGAGGAACGCGTCGTCGCACTTGAGTGCGATCGAGATGTCCTGCCCGGAACCGGAGCCGGCCGTGTCCGACGTCGTGATGTTGGCGTCGACGTAGACCGGGTGGCCGGTCGGTGCGTCACCGACCCAACCTTCAGCAACGTCCACGCCTTGGTTGACGGCGATGGCGTTGAACATCGAGAACGACGACGGCAACACCAACGGCCGGTTGCTGGAGTCGAGCGCGCCGACGTGCCAGTACCAGCGCCGCGGATGCACGAAGAACTTGATGTTCGAGATGCTGAAGCGGTTCTGGGCGATGCTTGACACGGACTGTGCCCACACCGGATAGAACTTCGGCACGGTCGGCGAAGCGTCCGTGTAGGTCACCGAGCCGGTGTTCGACCACGGCGAGCCGCCGGCGCTCGAGTACAGGCCTTCGACCTGACCCGACGCGTTCGATCCGGCGAGGACCTGCTGGTCGAGCTTCTTGTTGTAGTCGGCGATGAGGTCCGTGAACAGGATCTCGTCGAGCGACAGCGGCGACTGTTCGATCAGCTGGATCGCGACGTCTTGCTGACCGGCGAGGGTCTTGACGCCCGCGGACACGCTCGTGTCGGTGAAGTCCGTCGAGCTCACGCCGGCGTTGTCTGCCGTCTGCGCCGCGACGGTCGTTCCGGTCGACAGCTTCGGGATGTTGATGCTGTCGGTGCCTTCGGGAAGGTCCATCTTGCGGACCTGGTCCGCGACGACGCGGCCGGCACGCAAGATCGGGATGAGCTCGTCCATCATCCACAACGGCGGAACGAGGTAACCACCTTGGCCGTCGGTGCGGTTCGGGTTGACACGCTTTTCGAACGGGCTCGGCTGATCCCACCCGATGGCGTTGCGGATCTGCTGTTCGGCGTTCTGTTCGCGTCGCGCCTGCCGGGCCGGGAGCTCGATGTCGACCTCGCGGGCGTGTTGCTGGAGACGGTCGGCGGCGCGGACATCGCCGTGCTGCTTCATCATCCACAGGTCACGGAAGTACGAGATGTTCTCCTGCACCGACTTCTGGTGCGTGTACGTGAGCGGTTCGCTGCGCACGTGCGCGGGGCGTGACACTTCGGCGGCGGCGCGGCGTGCGGCGTCGAGCTCTTCCATGTCCTTGATGCGGTCGTTGAGGTCGCGGACTTCGACCATGAGCGCGTCGAAGGTCGACTGCTCGTCGTCGGTGAGGCCGCGCTGCACCTGCGCGATGAGCTCGGCCTGCTTGACCGGCTCGGGGGTCTCGCGCTTGATCTTGTCTTCGGCCTCGAGCGCGCGCTTTTCGGCGGCGTCGATGAGGCCTTGAGCTTCGTCGGCTTTCGCGCTGCGCTTCTCGCGCAGCTGCTCCAAGAGCGTGGGCATGACTAGTCCTTCCTTGGGACGTGGCTGGGGTTTCCTTGCGCGTCGAGGTGCTCTTGGCGGCGTCGACGTTGTTTTGCCGAGGTGCCCGCACCGTTGGCGTGGGGCGGCGTCGGCGAGATCTCAGATGGCGAGTGCGCGCTGCAGCTCGAGGCGCGCGCGCGCGAGCGAAAGGCTGTTCTGTTGGCCTTGACCGACGGGTGGCGTGTCGCCTTCGCCGTCACCGTTGGCGAGGTCGTCCCATTGGTCGTCGTCGTCGGGGTTGGGGACGCCCATCAGGTCGGAGAGGATGATCTGGACCTGGTCGACGCAGTCGTCAGCGTCGGAGGCGAGGTCCAGGATCTGCTGCAAGACGTCCGTGGTCGATGCCGAAAGCGTTTTGCCAGCCCGGATCTCGGTGAGCGCGGCGGCGAGCGCACGCGTGTTGTGTCCGCGTAGCGCGCGCAGGGCGTGTGCGTGGCGCATTGAGACGGTGCCGCTCGTCGCGCTGTTAGCACCGAAGTTGACGCACGACACGTCGCCTTGGTGGAGCTTCACTTCGAGGATGTCGCGCTGTTCATAGTCGGGTGACCATTCCTGGCGCATCACCCAGAACGCGAACGACATCTCGTCCATGTCGCCGCGCTCGACCGCGCTGCGGAGCGCTTGCACGTAGAGGTTGGTGGCGTCGAGCATCGCGACGACGAGAAGGCCCGTGTCGTCTTCGCTCAGTTGCAGTGTCCCGCTCTTGGTGCGGGCGAGGGTCATGCCCTCGTGGTTGATGAGGAACGCGACGTCGGCTTGTTCGCCGAGCGTTTTGGTGAACGCGCCATGCCGGACGATCTCGGAGTACGGGCCGAGCCAGTCCTGCATCTCATACGGCGTCTCGGTGATGCACGCGTAGCCCTGGAAGGTGAGCGTGTTGGTCGCGCCGTCGGCGGCGCGCAGCTCAAATTCTTTGAACGGGATGCGGCGCGTCTCGCGGACGTTGCGCATCTCGTCGCGTGCGCGCGCGAGGTCGGCGCGGTCGATCGTCGCTGTTGCCATCCGTGGCCCTTCTCGAGGTCAGGGGTTCTTGCTGTCGGGGTCGTCGAGACCCGTCGGCGGTTGCGGCTCACCGCCGGCTGTCGGCGGTGCCGGCTGGTTCTTGGGCTGCATGGCCGGGTGGTCGTCGCCGAGGATGCCCATGTTGAGGGGCATCAGGTAGTCCTTGCCGGCGCCGTTGGGGAGCGGCGCGAGGCCTCGGCGGGCCCGGATCTCGTCGACGTTGAGCCAGCCGCCGTTGCGTGCGAGCACGTCGGCCTGGGACTCGGTGAGGACGTCGTTCATGTATCGCTGCGAAAGGTCGAACTCGACGCGCTGACCCTTGGGAGTGACCGAGTTCGCGGAGAACGCTTGTTGGAACCGGGTGAGGATTCCTGACAGCGTCGTGTTGTTGAACATGCGCTCTTGCTGTTCGATGCCCATGCCCCACGAGGTGGTGCGGTCGACGTCGCCGATCATGTGCGGCGGGATACCGAAGATGGTCGCGATCTCCGCCCGCGAGAACTGGCGGGACTCGAGGAACTGCGAGTCTTTCGGTGAGATCGAGATCGGAACGATCTTGGCGCCCTCGGTGACGACCGCCGGGAGGTGTGCTTGGCCGATGCCTTGGTGCTGTTGTTCGAACGTGCGGGCGAGCGCGAGCGCTTCTTCAGGCTCGAGGTCGTTGGGGTATTCGATCGCGAGTGACGGGTTCGCCGAGTTCTGGAAGAACGCGCCGCCGTAAAGGTCGGCGGCGTGTGCGAGCCCGAACGTGTAGCGCAGATATTGGATCGGGTTGATGCCGGTGATCGCGCCCGGCACTGCGATGTACGGGATGTGGAACACGTCGTCGAGGTCGACGACGGTTCCGTGATAGCGGAACTCGGGTGTGCCGTCGCTGGTGCGTCGGACGACGACTTGGTCGGGGTGGATGAGCTTGATCTGCGTCGGATACAGGTTCGTGTCGCGGGCGATGATCTGGCCGAACACGTTGCCGCGCAAAAGCAGCGACACGACAGCCATAACCCACCAGGTGATGGCCAGCATCTCGACGTCGGGCTGCACGAGCACCGGCGGCTTGCGCACGGTCGACTTCGCGTCACCGATACCCGTGTAGACGTCGAACGGTGTCGTCGCGACCGCATCGGACGCGACGCGCAGGCACGAGTAGACGGCGGCGACGCCGAGCGCGGTCTTTTCGGAGACAGTGACGCCGGCGACGGGGCTGCCGAGCATCCCGTTCGTCGGTGGTGTCGTGTCGCCCCAAGGCGTTGTCGGGTCAGCGCCGCGCTGTTCAGCGAACTTCGCGGCCGCGCGCGCGGCGAGCGTCACCGCTTACGCCCACGCGGACTCGCGATCAGCGCGAGCAGTTCCGGGAGCTCGAGCCACACGATGCCGGCGACGCCCGCGACGAGCGAAGCCCAGCCCGTGCCCGCGAGCATGAACACGCCGACGACGATCAACGCGAGGAACACGAGCTCGGCCGACGTCGACGCCGCGCGTGTCTTGCGGGCCTTCTTCTCCGCTGCGGCCGCCTTCTCTTCAGCGTGAGCCCTGCGAATGTCGTCGATGCTCAACATCAGCTTTCCTGCTCCCGCCCTCGACGGGCGTTGTCTTGCGCGACGAGCTCGGCGAGGTTGTAACCAACGGCCGGTCGGCGGAGCGGCATGTTCGCGGCGGCTTCGTAGGCGAGGACGGCCGCGACTGCGGCGTCGATCTTCAGCGGCCGGGAGCGTTTCCCGATCCGGCGGTAGAACGCCGAGCCCGGATCGTCGGGGTCGCGTGTGGCCTTTCGGCCGGCGTTCGATAGGACCGCGTTGCCGATGTGGCGGGCGAGGACTTCGTTGGCGTCGTGGGCGATCTCGCCGTTCTCGATCCCGACAAGGAACCGGTGCAGCGCCTTGTCCATGCGCTGTTCTTGGTTCGTCGGGAACCCGAGCACACGCTTTTCGCCGTAGGTCTGCGCCCACGCGTCGATGTCGTTTTCCCAACCCCACGGGTCGCAGTACATGAACCCGACCCGCAGCGTCTTGAACGCTTGCGCGACGCATGCGCGGACTTCGTCGCGTGGGACTTCCCATTCGTCGTCGATGTCGATGTTGCGGGGCCGTTCCCACGTGCCGAGCACGAAGAGGCGCATGTCGGATCGGCGGCAGGCGATCAGCGCGGTCGAGTCACGCGACTTTGAGCCGTCGAAGCCGAGCGCGCACCATTCGCGGCGTGGCATCGTGACGGTCGCGTCGCCGAGCTCGGCCCAGCGGAGCGGATCGACGAACGCTTGGCTGCCGGCGACGATCTCGTTGAGGAAGTAGCGGCGGGCGTCGGCCTCGAGGACCCGCGGGGAGCGGATCTCGGCCGTGATCCGGTCGAGGTTCACCCAGCCGCCCCGCTCGAGCGCACTGTCGCCGTACTGGCGGAGCAGCTCGGTGCGCAGCGCGAGGTCGTCGTTGAGGTCGACGACGCGTTGCGGTTCGATCGTGTCGATCAGGACGCCGGGTTCTTTGCCTTCGGCGGTCGCTTGCGCTTCGGAGTGTTCGGCCGGGTCCCACGCGTTGGTGAGCTCGAGCCACCGGCCGTCCATCCCCGCAAGGTTGCGTTTCACGGCAGCGCCGAGCGTGCGGCCACCACGCGACTCGACCCACAAGTGCGGTTCGGTGAGCGTCGCGAACGTCATGCGTTGCCCGAGCCGCGACCGCGGCGAGCTCGTGACCGGTTCGATCGTGCCGCCGCCCGGCAACTCGACGCGGGTTTCGCCGGCGTCCATGCCGGGCAGCTCGAGCAGCGGGCCGAGGCGGATCATCTCGAGCAGCGGCGCGTACGTGTTCATCGCCTGGTCGTCGCTGACACCGAGCAGCGGGATGTACGGCGTCGGATATGGCGCACCGACCGGTTCGCCGCGCGCGTCCCAACCGTCAAAACGTGCAGGCCCGAGCGCTTCGGCGAGGATGATCGCCGCGCCGAACGGGTCCTTGCCCCACTTCTGCGAACGTCGGAGCTGCCCACCGAAATATGCGAGCCGGCCGGTAACCGGATCGAGCCGGTAGAACCGCAACAGGAACCGCAACATCTCGTCGGTGAGCAGATACGGCTCACCGCGGCGGTAACCGTCGGGGATCTTGACGTTCGCTTCGATCCATTCGCCGACGTCGTAACCGAGCGTCGGGAACTCACCAGCTTCAGCCGGTCCCCTCCACGGCATCGGCTTCCCCCACGGTCGCGATTGCGGCGCGCGCGTCGACGATCGATTGCACGAGATCGCGCCGCTGCTGCGTCGTGAACGGCCGGCCCTTGCCTCGAGCGAGCGCGAGCGCTGACGCGAGGACGGCGTCGGTGTCGCGCAGTTGTTGTTCGAGGTGTTGGCGGCGCCGGCGTTCGGTCGTGAGCGCGTCGAGCGTGTCGCAGAGCTCGGACCACAGCGGCCCGAGGTCGGGCACAGGCATGGGGGCTTCTACTCGACGGGCTTGAGCCGTTGCCGCAGCGATTCGCTGCTCGGTTCGCGCTTCTCGGCGAGCTCGTCGTCGACAATCTCCCACCGGAGCCGAAGCATCGACATCGGGTTGAGGCCGAGCCGGTCCTCGAGCTGGCGGCATTCGGTCAGCAGCGCCGCAGAGGCGTCGCGCTTCTCGGCGAGGACGAGCATCCGGCAGTAGCGGGCGACAACGCGGTCCCAGCCGAGCGCTTCCCACGCGACCGCTTGGGGTGTCGACCACAGCTCCGACCACAGGTTGCGTTCGGCGGCGTTGGCGCGATCGAGCGGCCATGCCGGCGGTTCGCCTTCGCGGCCTTCGGCGGGAAGGCGTGTCGCGGTTGACGCGGCGTTGCGTCGCCGGCGGGTCGATTCGGGTTTCGGGGCGGGTCCCATCCCTGCCATCGGGTCAGCGACGCGGAAGCGCGCGCCAGAGTTGCGTCATCGGTTGCCTCCTGGCGCAAGACCGTTACCAATGTAACCACTGGTATCACTGGTATCACTGGTATCAACATCGTGACGCGTCTGGGGCTTTGCCAAAGCCCCAAACCCGTACACATTTTTTGGAGCCGGGGGAGCGGGTCAGGTACCCCGCCGTCCGGACTTTTGCCCAGCCCCTGCCTGCTTCGCTCGCTCGTTGCATGGGGGGCAGGCCACGACCCAGCCGGCCTGTGGAGTTCCGTCGACGACGTGCGCCGCCACCCATTTGCTTGTGGGTGTGAGCCGCGTGCCGCAGCCGTACCAACAAGGCGCGGGCAGTGTGCGCGCGAGTCGAGCTCGGGCACGCTGATGTGCGCTGCCGTAGCCACGCTCGTTGGTGGTGCGTGTGTGCGTGCGCTGCTTGGGCTGGTGCTCGCCGCAGTAGCTACCGCGGCATGGTGTGCCGCACGTCAAGCAGGGCTTGAGCACAGCTCGATCGTGTAGATCGTGCGGACTGAACAGTCCGCGTTCCACTCTTCCTGCACAACGATGTACTGCACACCACGATGTGGTGGAGCACACATCCATCGTTGGGTGTAGCTGCCGAGCGCATCGTGAAGGTGCTCGACGAGTACTGGCTGTGTCAGTGCCATGCCAAGTAGCCGACCAACGCCATGCAGTGTGTAGCGGCTCATCGTCGGATCTGGTTCTGTACGCGTGGGTCCATCGCGACGCCGGCGGTGAGTTTCGCTTGGCGTATCTGGGCTTCGGCGTTGTCGAGCATGTCGCTGACACCGAGCGCCCATTGACGTTCCCATGCGATGCGCAGTTCGCCTTCGCCCATGACGGCATCGAGGATCGCTTCGAGTATCGCTGCGGGGCGGTCGACTTGGATCTGCATGCCTTGCTTGGCGAGCGCGTTGATGCGTTCGCCGATCTGTTCGCGCAGTTCGATGACGGCGGCCTGGTCGGGATCTTCTTTGCTGAAGATCACGCGGCGGGGCTTTCGATGAGGCGGCGGGCGTCGTGCAGGAGGATGATGGCGTCGTCGACGGCACGGCGTGCGGGGTGCGTGACCGGCAGGCACCGTTTGCATGCTGCGACCGCAGCGTCGGTGTGGCGGATGGCCCGGTAGAGCGTTTCGGCCGGTCCGGGCTCGATGACAACGTCGTCGTCGTGAGCTTGCGACCGCGGCCGAATGGCCGGATCGTTCGTCTGCACGCATCCAGAGTCGCGCATAATGCACCGCTTTCGGCGGCTCTTTTGGCCGCTGGTGCCGGAGAAAGAAGAACGTCGGGAGCGCAGAGCTCGACCGACGTAACCGCATGTTGCCCGCGCGCGACCGGTGTTGTCAATGCTCAAGATGCTTCTTCCCAGAGTTCAGGCGGCCTGTCGGCCTTCTTATCGTGACGGCACCAGTACTGGTAACACGCCGCGCAACGGCCCGCTCGGAGACGGTCGTTGGCGGTGCGCCACACGGTTCGGCCGCAGTTGCAGCACGAGCTCGGACCGCCCTCAAGCTCACGCACCAAGAACGCGGCTCGTTCGCGGGTGATCGGTAAAAGCTTGCGGCCTTCGCTATAGGCGAGCTGCGCAGCGTCGCGCGCGCGGTAGATCGCGGCGATCATCGCTTCGGTTGTCGCACGTATCGGATCGTCACCGCGGTCGATGCGGTCGATCATCCGTTCGTCAGGGTCACGCGTGCCCGAGACCGCGGGTGACGTGTTCGCGCCGGCGAGACCATCATCGGCGTCGCGGTGTGCGCGGATCATCGCGTCGGTGACCGTGATGCGCAGGCCTTCGAGATCGGCGAGTGCGAGATCGATCGCGATGATCAGATCGCGCGCGTGGATCGTGTGCGAACGCCGCCCCGTTGCGAGCTCCGTCGCCAACCCGGTCCGTCCTTGTTCCCGCATGAGCAGCCCTGGCGGCGCTCACCTGGCGGAAACGGTACTCGCGATTTCTGGCCGTTTGAACAGTGCGAGCTGGCCGGCGCAGCCGCCGGTCGGTCGGCGGATTCTGGGCTTGAGATGGCATCCGCGCATTTGGAGTGCGGCTGCGATGTCGTTGGCGAACTCGTGTGCGTGTGTTCCGACGAGCATGCCGCCACCGACCGGAAGTGTTGGCCTGGTGGCGTCGGTGAGTTTGAGCGTCGCGGCGATGATGTCGACCGGATGGCTGGCTGCCTCGATCTGTTCGAGGCAGCGCAGCGCGATCCAGTTCGGTTCTGGTGGTCCGTGAAGCGCGCCGCGCTTCGCGCCCAACTCAGCTTCCCGAAGGTGCCGCCGCTGCGGGCGGTGCGGGAAGCGCGGCCGACAGCGTCGTGTGCGAGGTCTGCAGATCGTTGGCGACGTTCTGCAGCGCGGTGAGCTGATCGGCGCTGATGTTGCCGTTCGCTTCGAGCTGCGAGATCTGGCTCTGCAGCGCGGTGAGCTGTGTCCCTTGTGATTGCAGCGTCGAGACGGCGTTTGCGACGTCGGCGGCGATTTCGGTGTCTTCGGATTGCAGTTGTGTGAGGGTGTCGGCCAAAGCCATGAGGATGCCTTTCAGTTCGTGGATCGCTTCGAGGACGATCTCGGTTTCACGGGAGCGACGCATTGTCAGTCGGCAACACGTCGGATTTCGTCTTGCTGTTCGCGCTTTCCCTTCATCACGTACGTGCCAGGGCCCATCGCGTTGGCGCCGTGCTCGTCGGTGTGGATGAGAAGCGCTTCGGTGCCTTCGGGCACGACCAGCGCGCCGAGCATGACGCCGCCGATCTTGGCGAGCCATCGACAGCCGGCACCGTGAAGTAGATGCGTGTTGCCGGTTGCTTCGCCGCGCACGACAGCGATGCCTTCGTCAGGGATCGGCATCGCAAGTGAGAGCTCGAGCTCGGAGGGATGTTCACCTTTGGGAAGCCATGCGATCGGCCAGATCGACACGTCGCCTTGACGTTGCGGTTGGTCGGAGATGACGGGCACTTCGGCTTGTGCGATGAGATGGTCGGGAACGGTGACGCCGGCAAGTGCGAGCGCCTCTTCGAAGGTTGTGGGCATTGCGGTCCTTTCAGGTTGCCCGCGCGATCGCACGGTAGGAATCGAGTGGTACGTCGAACTGCCACGCTTGTGCCTCGTCGGCATATTGGATGTCGGCTGGGACGGTTTCGGCGTAGGTGCGTCGTCGGCCGTCGCGGTCGAGTGACGCGTTTTCCATCACGACGAGCCGTACGGGCGGGCCGAACACTTGCGCGACGTCGGGCAGGTCGTAGAGCTCGAGCCGATGGCCGGGGTTTCCGGGATCGTCGCATTCGTGTACGGGTCGCACGCCGAGCGAATGCAGGTAGTTCGGCCAGCCGATCTTTTCGATCGCGCATCGTCGGATCTCGGTGTTGGGTTCTTGCACGATGCGCTTGGCGTCCCAGCCGACCTCGATGAGATCGCGCGGGACGTTCGTGCCGTGCCAGGCGTGCACTTCCCAGCCGTCGCGGTATCGCAACGCCGGTCCGTCCTCGCAATGAAGGCGCAGCGAGCGCGCTTGGTTTGTTGGTTCCATCACAACGCGTTCGGGCCGGTTCGAGATGATGCACACGATCCGTTTCGGCCACCACCAACCGCAGGACTGCGCGAGCGTCACCCAATAGCCGAGCTTGCGCATGTCGTTGGGCGAGTACTTCACGCCGATGCGGGGTCCGAACGTCGTGTACGCGAGCCAGAAACTCTCCATGTGGCCCCACAGGAAGGACCACAACGACGAGTACAACGACGAGCCCAACGACGAGCCCAACGACGAGCGCAACGACGAGCGCAACGACGACGAGCCCAACGACGAGTACAACGACGAGTACAACGACGAGCGCAACGACGAGCCCAACGACGAGTGCAACGACGAGCGCAACGACGAGTCCAACGACGAGTCCAACGACGAGTACAACGACGAGCGCAACGACGAGCGCAACGACGAGCGCAACGACGAGTGCAACGACGAGCGCAACGACGAGTCCAACGACGAGTGCAACGACGCGTCCAACGACGAGCGCAACGACGCGTCCAACGACGAGTCCAACGACGAGCCCAACGACGAGTACAACGACGCGTCCAACGACGCGTGCAACGACGAGTCCAACGACGAGCGCAACGACGAGTCCAACGACGAGCGCAACGACGAGTGCAACGACGAGTACAACGACGAGCGCAACGACGAGTGCAACGACGCGTCCAACGACGAGCGCAACGACGAGCGCAACGACGAGTACAACGACGAGTCCCCGCGCGCGTTGGCGTTGATGACACGTTGCATTGCGTCAGCGATGACGAGGTGGCAGAGCAGCGCAGTCGCGGGTGAGTCGGTCCAGAGGAACAGTGGTGGCCGTTCGCCGAGCTCGCGGTACATGGTGGCGATGGTCTGGGCGGCGCGTTCGAAGTCGAGCGGCTCGGTGCAGAGCCCGGTGGCGAGCCATTGGTCGTACCAGGCTTGTTCGTCGGCCCATTGTTCGGGTGTGAGCTGCGAGATCTTCTTGGTCATCGTGGGCTCCGTGTGCCGATTGAGACAGGGTGGATGTCGAGATCGCGACCGGTGGGGTGTGGCTGCGAGAGATGGACGGTCAGCTGCGCACGTTCTTCGACCGGGCGGCGATGATCGAAGAAGCGCGGGTGTTCGACGCTGCGGCCGATCGTGCGGCGGCTGCCGGCGAGATGGCTGCGGCGTACCGGTTGCGTCGTCGCGCGCGGGCGTGGCGTGAACTGCTTCATGACGCCGAGCTCGAAGTGACTGCGCATCGCGCGCACTGAGGGCACGGTTTGGTTTCGCCGGTCTTGGGGTTGGCGACGGTTCCGGTGTCGTTGCACCAGTCGCAGGCCGAATCGTCTAGCCCAATGGCTTGGCTAGTCCCCTTAAGTTCATCAATTGAGTTCTTCTTTAAGTTCGCGCCAAGTGATTTGGCTAGTGATGGCCCGCTCATTTGGCTAGCTAGCCCAATGGCTTGGCTAGTCGTCCTGACAAATCTGTACCGGGTCGGTTTTCGTTGCGCGCCGCCCGACTCGATGATTTCGAGCAGTCCTCTCGCGACCATGTCACGCAACGTGGTTTCGACGGTGTTGCGTGATACGCACGAACCGAGCTTGGTTGTGAGGTTGTAGGTGCTCATGAAGAACTCGTTGTCGTGCGCGTCGTTGACGACATCCGCGATCGCGAGATGCACCAACAGCGCGGCTTTCGACGTGTGTTTGTAGGGGCTGTGCTCCCAGACCCAGCCGGTCGCGATCGCGCTCACGACACCTCCCGGATTTCACTGTCACTGCCCGCGCTTACACTTGTGCTGTGGGTGTCACGGAAGCAGCACGCGTGTGGGAAGAAACGAAACGCCAGATCGACGCGCTGCAACCGCAGCTCGAGGCGTCGGCCGACATCCTCAAGGACTACTTCCGGTCGACGAAACGCCAGGACTACAAAGGCCGGATCGGCTACGCCCGCACCGTCTCGCTGCGGCTCGACACGAAGGCGGTCAAGGCCGAGCTCGCTGACCGGCTCGACGAGTTCCAAGTGCGTTCCGAACGCGAAACGCTCTCGCTGCTCAAGTAGCACGCTCACGTCGCGCTCACCTCGACGCGCGCGGTTTCAAGCCATGCGATGACGTCGGCGTGTTTGACGCGGTAGTTGCCGCCGACCCGGTAGGCCGGGAACCGGCCGGCGCGGATCATCCGGTAGATGGTCATCGTCGAGACGTGGAGCAGTACTGCGACTTCGGCGGCCGACATGAAGCGTTCGGAGCTCATTCGGCCCACGCCCGCGATCGCAACAGCTCGAGGAGCTCGTCTTCGTCTTGCGGCCAGAAGATGCCCGCTTTGACTGTTGTGCTGTGCCTGAGGTCGGCGATCCAGTCACGTTGGTCGGCACTGACGACGCCGCGCGCGGACTTCAACTCGACGAACAGCAGCTGCGGTGGCCGTACCAGCACGAGATCCGGGAACCCGGCCGGCGAATGCCGCGAGTCATGCGTGTGGTACACCCGCCAGCCGCACACCCGCGCGGCTTCGACGATCGCTTCTTGGTAGTCGCGCTCCGACATCGACTTCGCGAGCGCCATCCGTGCTTCGCGCGCGCCCATCAGATCCGCACCTCGAGCACCTTCGCTCGCCCGACACCGCACCGCACCGGTGGGCGCGACGTGCCGTCGCGGTAGACGACGTCGAGGCCGCGGTCCGAGACCTCGACGACGTCCCACCACCAGCTCGCGTCGTCGTGGATCGCCCGGCCGTGCTCGCGGGGTACGAGCCGCACACGGGCGCCTTGTTCGAGGACGGGCGCGGCAGCACCTTCGGTAGGAGAGCCCGAGGGGCAGATGACCGTTGACGCCCGATCGTCGCCATGCTCGACGTCGGGCGCAGGTGCCGCGTGCACGTCCGCTCCCCGAAGGGGGATCATCGGTGAGCCTCACGCGCATCGCTGAATGACGCGTACGCGAACGCGGCCGCGACCGCCTCGATCACCAGAAAGATGCCGAGATCGTGCACGTCGGACCACGACCACACACCGATCAGCAACGCGATCACCGCAACCACCGCGTATGCCCGCGCTGAAAACGCGAGCCGGTCGCGCTCACGCCAACGTTCTCGTTCCCCCGCTTGCATCTGCCGCCTGCCTTTACCGGTCGCCTGCGACCCGCCGGCGCACACGCTCACGAGCGCGCGCGACCTCATCATCGGAAAGTGGAGCGCCAGCACGTCTCGCAGGAAGGGTGCGGCCTTCCGCAGGACCAGAGTGACGTGCTGGCGCTCCACCGACTCCACCCGCTTCGGACACAGCACGGGCGGCGAGTCTGCGCCCGGTCACGGGTGAAGTCGGTGCAACACCAGACAAGCGGCGCGCAACACGAGGGAAACCCCAGAACACGAGCGCAACAAAGATCACAAACGCAGCGAACCCGATCGCGGTCATGGCCGCGCCTCCGCGACAACGAGCTCGGCGTCACATGCGCATTTGCATGGGCCGTCGTGGCCGGCGTCGAGCGCGCACGCGTGCCGGTACGACACGGTGCCGTCGAACTGGCCCCACATGGCGCTGCACGATCCGCTGCGTTCGCGGGGCGGAAGATCGTGCGGGATCTCGGCCAGCTGCTCGACTGCGCCGTCCTCAGAGACAGCGACAAGCGCCCGGCCGTCGACGAGGCGACCGATGTGCTCGTCGAGCTTGGCGCGGAGCTCTTCGAACCAGGCGTAGAGCTCGGCCGTACGACCGCGCAACACGACGGTCGTCGGATAGTGGGCGAGCATGAACACGTGCGTCGGGTCGGACGCGTGACCGACGCTCACGACCTGCACGTCGCGCAGGTCGCCGACATCGACGGTCGTCGAGGAATGCACGCTCATCAGTTCGTTCCTGACTTCGCACGCCAGTCGGTGGTTCTGGCGCCGCCATCCCTGGTACGGCGGCGCCAGAACATCAGTGACGCAAGCGTGGAGCGCCACCAAACACGACCATGGCCGCGCTGATGAGCCCGTACGCCGTCACTTTGAGCGTCGTCTTCACGACGAGGCTCCTTTCTCTGCCGCATTTCGGCAGACCGTCCGCGCTGCGCTGCTTGGATGCGCTTCACGTCCTCGAGGCGGTGCTGATGCAGGCTCACGACGCCGCCGCTTTCGCGGGTGCGGCCAGCACGACCGTGACACCAGTCGCCTCGATCACGAACTCGACGTGTGTCACCTCCGCGGCTTTGACATCGAACCGCAGACGGTCACTCACCCGAGCGACACGCAACGCGTCGAGAACGCCGGCGAGGAACACGTCACGGTCGGCGCCCCACACTTCGGAGCAGAAGCAGTCGAGTTCGTCGGCGGTGACACCGAGCTTCGCGGCGAGCGGCATCCAGTCGCTGGTTTCAATCGCCGAAACGCATTGGGAACGTGCGGCGCGGCGCAGGCCGGGGTCGGTCGGGTTGAGGAACGCTTCGATGGCGTCGAGCGCGACCGGCCGTGCGATCGTGCCGGTGCCGGTGTCGGCAATAACGATCATCCAAACCATCAGGCTGCGCCTCCCCGCCTGCGTGCGAACGCGAGCGCGGCCGCTCCGCCAGCGACGAACACGCCGCCGACAGCACCGAGCGGGAACGAGCTCGAACCAGTGAACGGCAACTGCTGCGCCGCCGGCGCTGCGGCGACGCTCGTCGGCGTGCCGATCGCGATCGACGTCGACGAGCTCGGCACGGTTGTCGAACCCGCGGCCTGCACCGTCGTCGTCGACGTGCAACCTTCGGGAATGAGGCACTGCTGCCGTTCCGTCGTCGTTGTTGCCGGCTCAGTCGTCGTCGTGGCCGGTGCGACGCACGTGAGCGTCACCGTCGACGTCCCCGATACGGCCGTCGCGCCCGGCAGGTTCGACACCGTCGCCGTCGCATACGACGTGACCGTGTGCGGGCCCGGCACGAGCACACCGACCGGTGTGTCGATGTAGGGGTCGGCGTGATCGCCCCACGTCGCCGGCGTGTCGACGACCGTGCCGCCATCGATCGAGGTGTGGTAAGTGACCGTGAACGTCGCCGGCGGATCGATGTTGATCGTCGAGCAGGTAATCGCCGGGCCCTCAGACCAGGTCGGCGCAGCAGCCTGCGCGGCAGGCGCGCACACGAACGTGCCCGCGCCAACAACCAGCGCCGCGGCTGTGAGTAGTTTCCGTGTTACGGGCATGAGGGCTCTCTCCTCGTGTTCGGCGCCCGTCGGCTGCAACCGGCGGGCGCACTTGGTTGTCACGGTTGTGGCTCGCGTTCGGGCAGCGTCATTTGCGAGCGGGCGAACTCTTCGAGGTCGGCGCGTCGGAAGCGGTAGACGCCGCCGCCGGCGGAGCGGATCGCCCGGACCTTGCCCTCGGCGACCCAGCGGAGAAGGGTGTTCGAGTGGACGCCGAGGATCTCGGCAGCCGCAGGAGTTGACAGTTCTCCCAAAAGCGGGGTCGGAGCCTCGTGCGCCATAGAAGCGCACTCTGCTCTCTTCTGCCCCTCCTGTCAACCCTTGGGCTTACATTCCGCCACTATCCATTGACTTTCGCCCCTGACCGGGAGCAATGTGCTCCCATGGCGAACCGAACGACGCTCGATCCGGCCGAAGAGCGGGCGATGCATGCCCTCGATCTGATGATGCGGCTGCGTGACATCAATGACGGCCAGCTCGCCGAGCGCGTCGGCATGGACCGCAACTCGATCTTCAAGCGCCGGGTCGGCCGGGCGCGCATCCGGCCGGGGAACATGGACGACTTCGCCGCGGCGCTCGGCGTGCCGGCCGAGCTCTTCCGCAAAGAGGCGCCGGACATCCTGCGCTGGTTCGCCGACAACGCCGCTCCCGGAGGAAATGTCACATTACTCCCCTATCGTGACGTGCGTCGCAACGTGGCGCGTGCAGTCAACCGTCGGCTTGCTCAGACCGAATTCGCCGTAGCGGCATAACGGATTTTGCGAGGGAACCAACATGGACGGGCTCATCGATCAGCATCTGGCGTACTGCGGCATGCGGAACTTCCAACCGAGCTACATCGCTGCGCTCGAGCTCACGCTGCGGCGCGTCGAACGTACGCTCGGGCCGCTCGAGACCATCAAGGCCGACGCCCTGACCGCATGGTGGAACGACCTCGGCGTCGCGCCCTCGACGCGCATCGTGTATCTCAGCCACCTCTCGTCGTTCTATCGGTGGTGCGCGCGCGAAGACATCCGCGCCGACGACCCGACGATGCGCCTCGTTCGACCGAGGGTGCACCGCCGCTACCCGCGCCCGATCCGCGACGACCAGCTCGAGCAAGCCCTGTATCACGCGCCCGAACCGATTCACACGTGGCTGTTGATGGCGGCGTTCATGGGCTTGCGCGCCGGTGAGATCGCCGGGCTGTCCCGCGAGGACTTCCAAGGCGGCCGGCTCGTCGTGACCGGCAAAGGATCGAAGCAGCGGATCTTGCCGGTCCACCCACTGATCGAAAAGCAGCTCGTGCGCCTTCCCCAGCGCGGCTACCTGTTCCCGTCTCGCCGCAACGGCCACATCAAGTCGAACAGCCTCAGCCAGCGTTGCGGCCGGTACCTGCGTAGCGTCGGCGTCGACGCATCACTGCACCAGCTGCGCCACTACTTCGGCACCTCCGTGTACCGCCGCTCGCACGACCTCCGCCTCACCCAAGAACTCATGGGCCACAGCGACCCGAAAACCACCGCCGGCTATGCCGCATGGGACGAGGACCGAGCCACGGCAGTCGTCGAAGCGCTGCGACTCCCCGAATTCCAGCCCGACTTCGACCCGGGCGAGAACTGATGGGGCCGCTTGATCGAGAGGGGAGCCCGCGAGGCCCTCGAAGAGCTCCGTGATCCGCCAAGGCTCGGAATCTTGTCGATTCCGAGCCTCACGAACTGGACGAACGCGAACACGACGAAGGATGATCCACGCCATGGGTGCCCTTACCGAGAGCAGCATCGTCAACCAACTGAAGAAGGGCCAGGGCGAGACCAACGAACGACTTGATCGCATCGCAGCGCTCCTCGAGCAACAGAACCAATGGCTCGCCGCGCTCTACCAGCTGCAACAAGCTCGCTGAGAACGCGAAACGACCCCTCGACGCGGAGTCGAGGGGTCGATCGGTTCACCACGCCCGGTTTTCTCTCCGGGATGCAGGCTGGGAGCACGGGCGGAGAGAGACCCGTTCTGGGGCCGCGCTCCCGTTGTGGCGAAGTTACGCGGCTTTGATCGGCGGGGTTGCCGGCGGCTGCGAGGTGTTGGCGGGTGCTTGGTGTACGCCGAGGAATGTGAAGACGGGGGTGAGCGCGACGATGACGGCGCTGACGATCTTGGCGGCGTTGCCGGGCAGCACGTTGTAGGTGAGCAGCGCGGTGAGGATCGGCAGCGCGGAGGCGACGAAGCCGGCGACGGCTTTGCGGATAGCGGCGAGGTTCACGTCCGTGTTTCCTTTTCAGCAGTTGGGGTCGGTGGTGGGTTTGGGCATGTGCTCGAAGAACTCGCGGGTCTGCGGTGTGGCGTGCACGGCGGCCTTGAACGTGTTGAGACCGCATCTCAACACGAAGAGAAGTTCGGGTAGAGGAAGTAGTCGATGATCTTGTTGATCGACGCGGCGTTGCTGTTCGTGCTGACGCATGTTGCGTGCGCCCTGGCAAAGGCCGCAACGCTGTCATGGTCCGGCAGCGGTACCAGCTGATCCGCGATCTCCGTGCGGAACTTGATCGCCGCGGCGTTCGCCTCTTCCCTCGTTGCGAAGCCGCGCTTCCAGACTTGGCGGCGCTTCCCGTCGCGTCCCGGCGCGTCGATGACATACAGCCACGTCCCGCGCTTCGGGTCTCGACGTACACCGGGCTCGGTTTTTTTTATGGGGCTCGTTCTCCCAGGTGAATCGGACGGGAACGTATTGCGCATCATCAACAAGTCATGACACGAACGATCATCCGACTCCAACGGTCGCCGAAGTCGATGACATCCTTCCAGAGCTCGTGTATGTTGTCGAGCCATGACGACTTCGAAGCGCAAAGGCGGCGCGGACGACGGCTGGGAAGAGTTCACGGAGCGGTTCAAACCCGTGGCAGCAGAGCCCACGCTCACGATCATGCGGTCGGGAATGATCGGACTGAACGATGCAGCGTTTGACGCGCTTGGCCGGCCCGCATGGGTAGTCCTTCGCTTCCACCGAGAGAAGCGACTCCTCGCGATTCGCCCGACCACCGAGGACGTCCCGCACAAGTACAAGCTGAACACCAACGACCGTGACAAGAATGTCATGTTCTCGGCGAAATCCTTTTGCGGCAACTACGGAATCGAGCTCGACGAGTCGCGGCGGCGCACAGCGAAGCTCGTCGGGTCCGGTCTCGTTGTCGATCTCAGCGAACCGGGCACCGTTGTCAGCCGGCGGACGGGCGACATCAGCGCACCAGGTTGATGAGCGCGAGGACGCAGCCGATCACGATCGACACGAGGATGTACATGCCGATGCGTGACATCCGGTCGACTTTGGCGTTCGTCTTTTCGGCGATGTCGTGCATGGTCGAGTACACCTCGTCGACGTCGTTCTCGAGGAGCGTGAGGCGCGTCTGGTCGGTGAACGCGGCACGTTGCGTTTGTCGAGGAGCGGCGGTCATTACGACCTCGAGGTTTCGTGTGCGGCGTGGATCTGTTCGACGGTGACTTTTGACGGCACGGTCGGATGGTGGCGCGCGCACGTCTTGTAGGGCGTGCCTGCAACGGGGTGGCGCGCGATACGCCAGCAGCCGTGGGAGTGGCAGTTCACATGTCGTGCGATGCTGATCGCGGCGCCGACCAGCGCGAGATCGCCGACGATCCCGGACCACCACAGGTACCAGGCGCCGGACCCGTCATCGAGGCCGGCGACGTGCATGAACCAGGAGACCATTACTCGAAGGTGATGTGGCCGTGTGCTTCGAGGAGCTGTTCGACGAGCGCCGTCACGTGCGCGTCGGTCATTCCCGATGCGGGCGCCGCGGGAGCGGGGTCGACGTTGGCGTAGGCGAGCTCGAAGGTGCCGCCGTCGCCGTCAGCGGCGACGACACATTTGGTGCCGTCTTTGTTGTCGGCCGGCCCCCACAGATGGCCCTGGTAGGCGACCTTGAGCGTGGCGACGATGACGTGGCCGGCGGCGAGCGCCCGGTTGATGTTCCAGGCCCCGTCGTCGGCGAAGTCGAGCCCGAACGCGGTAAGCGTGCCGGACGCCGGGTCGAATTTGATCCAGGCGTCGCGGCCGGGCACGGTCGAGGTGACGCGGCGAGGGATCAACATGTTGTCCTCCAGGACAGGCGTGGCCGGTGCGGTGTTGGGTCGGGGATGTTGGCCCCAGTCGGTGACGAAGAGATCGCTTTCGTCGTAGCCGCCGGCAGCGAATTGTGGGAACGAGTGCGAGACGCGTTGGACGAGCGCGGCGTGCGGGTCGTCGATGCCGTCGCCGGCCCAGCCGCGCGCGTTCGGTTCCCACAGCGCATATGCGCCGTTGGCGAGCGTGCGGATGACACCGGCCCGGATGAGCTCGGCGAACGCGACCGCGGGGCCGTAGTAGCCCTCCGGTTCACCGATGCCGTCGGCGATGCCGTGCTGGTAGTCGACGACGAGCGGCACGTCGGCGGTCGTGATGGACGTGTCGGTCGAGAAGTAGATCGCGACGGTGTTGTCGAGCCCGAGCGCTTTGCGCCACGCGCCGGCGGCTTGGCCGTCGAGGACGCCTTGGGCGTGACCGCCGCGGAAGCTGCGGCCGGTCGTCTCGTAGTTGAGCGCGACCGGGATGCCGGCGGCCTGGTAGGAGGCGAGCTCCGCGCGCGTGAGCGCTTTCGGCCACGGCGAGCTGCCGTCGGCGTTGAGCGGCCCGAGGTAGCGCATGACGCCGGCGATCTGGCCGGCGGCGTGCAGCTGCGCGAGGGTCGGGACGTCGAGGCGTGCGTTGGAGAAGTCGAGGACTTTCATCAGAACGCCGGCCCGATCTCGAGCGCCAAAATCCACGCGATGCCGGGGTCGCCGGGGTCGGAGCCGACGGCAGTGTCGACCGTGCCGGATTGGACGACGAGCCACGCGTTGTAGGTGACCGATCCGGCGGACGGCATCGAGATGTAGAAGCCGCTCATGTTCGCCCGCACGTTCGTACCGGTCGCTGCGAACGTCGTCTCTGCGACGCAGTTGAGCGTGCTGGGTGTCGCGTTGCGGAGCAGGACCTTCACGAACCCGGTGCTCGTCGGGTTGTTCACGTTCAGCTGCACGACGATGAGGTAGAAGCGGGACGCTTGCGCGGTGAACGTGACACCGAGGTTCGTGATCTGGGTCGTGCCGCTGATGCCCGTCTGCGACGTCGACACGGTGTTGTACGCGACCGCGGCATTCGAGAGGAGATCGAAATTGGCTTTGGTCATCACGTCGCCGATGGCCTCGGTCGTGACGTACGGCGTTCTCGTGGGCATCCGCGCGCGCCTCTCGGGTTGTTAGCGGTAGGTCGGCGCGCCGCACGACAGGCACGGCTCGCCGGACGGTGCGACGTCGCCGGCGGCTTTCGCCGCGGCACGATCTGCGTGCCACTGCTCGACGGTGCCGCGCTGTCGCCGCTGCAACGCCTCGATCAGCGTGCCGATCTGGCGGGAATGCAGCATGAAGTCGATCTCGTGGCCGTTCTCGCTGACACGGAAACGCACGGCGCCTGACCATTGCTCGGAGTATTCGAGCGTGAGGTGATCGATCGGCTCGGTGTCGACGAGCGAGTTGCGTGAGCTGAGCGGCGGGTGATCGTCGAAATCCGACGTGTTGCCGTCTTCGGTCGCGTTGTAGTCGATCAGCGTCGACCATTCGACGTTGCTCTCAAACGCGTCGAGCTGCGCGATATCGGTCGGCGATGCCATGTCGGCGCGCTGCAACAACTTGGTAACCGGATGCGGCATGTCTTCCCCTAGAACTCTGCGAACGAGTTGACGTTGAACATGCCGCTGTCGAAGATCATGAACGGCGAGGTGTCGCTGCGAAGCGACGACGGTACCTGCGAGAGCGAGTAGGTCGTTGTCCAGTCCATCGGCGAGGTCTGGGCCTCGTGGTCGATGCCTTCGACCCAGCATTGGATCTCGTCGCCGTCGACGATCACCGAGATCATGTCGGAGATCTGGCGGCTCAACACTTCCGGCCATAACACGTCCGGGTTCCCGGACGGTTTGATGACGATCTGGTCGACGCGCTTTTCGGCGTTCTTGTTGAAGAACAACACTTGGTTCGCCCAATGCTGCGCGGACGCGTCGTCCTGCAGCAGGAGGCTCGTGTTCTGGTAGACGGTCGTGTAGTTCGCGGCGACCGACGCGTCATCGATCGCCGTCTGCAACGTGCCGCCGTCGTTCCGGGCGCCGATCTTGTTCTTTACGAGCGTGTTGTCGTTCGCCGGGACCGCCGACTGGTACACGTCGGAGCCGACGCCGTACGTCGAGCCGTAGCTCTGCGCGTCGTCGTCGTTGTCGGCGAACACGAACTGCGGCGTCATGCTCGACGGATTCGTCCACCGGTACCAGCGGTTCTCGAACCGGACGAGCCCATCGGCGGTCATGTAGAGACGGCCGAGCTCACTGTCGACCGCCGCCTGCGCGTCCGACAGTGCAGTCTGCGACAGCGTCGTTCCTTGCAATGTCGAGATGCCCGCGTCGAGGAGCCGGTCGGTGGCTGACCAGCCGGCCTCGTCGAGCACACGCGACACGCGCGAGCCGGTGTCTTCACCGACGCCGACGGTGCCACCACCGGCGAACGGCTGATAGCCCTGCAAGACGCGCAGCCCGTCCGTCGCGCGTGCGACGACTTCGGAGTATGAGCCTTGACCGGGCGTGTAGTTCGGTGTCCACGCGTCGACAAACCCAGCGAATAGCGGGTACGTGACGCCGTTCCAGGTGGCGCGGTAGCGCGTCGGAATGTTCGGGACCGCGGACGGGTCCGTCCAGTAGTCGGTGGTGGTCGCGTCGAGTGTGACGCTCGACGTTCCCGCCGAGAACTGATCCATCGCCCGTTGCCGCCCGCGGCGAGTGCTCAACATGCGGTAGTCGGCCGACACGTCGGTGTACGTGGTGCTCGGCGCGAACGTGAACGTGTTGAACCCGACGCCCGCCGGACCGACGCCGCCGATGGAGCGCGGCTGCGACTTGTAGAACACGATGTATGTGCTCGCGGGTGCGAGCCCGAACCCGAACTCGGCGATGACAGTCGGGAACCGAGCCGTCATCCGGGCCCGTTCGACTGGAAGATGCTTTGCACCATCCGCTGGTCCCTGATCCCGAGATGCTTCAACTGGTTCGCGATCGTGAGCGCGAGCTCACTGTCAAACTGCGAGTTGCGACCGACGACGGGCGCGTTCACGTTCACGACGACAACGACGCCACCGCCGCCACCGGTCAGGGACGCCGACCCGACCACCGCACTCGTCGCCGCACTCCCGCCGCCGAGCCCCGTCTGGGCGAGAATCTCGAACGATCGTCGCCTATCATCGAGAGGCAGGATCGCCTCCCGGCCGTGCAAAATGGCGAGACCACCGGACATCGGGTACTCGGCGATGCCACCACGCGCCCAGAGCTTCACGCCGGCGATGCTGTGTGGAATATGGCTCGTGATCGCGCTGGCGATGCTGCCGGCAACGGAACCGATGCCGTTGATGAGCGCGTGGATGATGTTGGCGCCCAGGTTGAAGAAGTCGGTCACCAACCCTGAGAAGAACCCGGTGATCTTTCCGGGCAGCCCTTCGAAGAACGACAGCGTGTCGGACCAGCCGGTTTTGACGGCGTTACCGATCGCGGCCCATGCGAGCGACAGGAGCGTCTCGAGCTGGTTGAGCGCTTGCCCGACGATCGCGCGGATCATGTCCCAGGCCCCGGACAGGATCTGTTTGACGTCGTTCCAAAGGTTCGACCACTTACCGGTGAAGAGGTCTTTGAACAGGTTGAAGATGCCCGTGATGACGTTGAGGGCACCTTGGATGTAGAGCTTGATGTTGTCCCACGTGGACTTGGCGTAGGAGATGATCGTCGAGCCGAACATGTGCCAAAGCCCGATGATGATCGTGACGTACGTCATCACGTAGGTCTTCACCACGGTGAAGACACCGAGCACGATGTCGCGGAAGAGCTGGAAGTGCGTCCACGCGTAGATGACGCCGGCGACAAGCAGGCCGATGACGGCGACGACGGCCAGCACGACACCGACGGTCGTGATGATCGCAATGTTCGCGGCAACCCACGCGGCGACCATCGCGACGACGGCGACGACGAGAACGGTACCGATGACAATGCCGAGCGCCATCGCGACCGCGCGATGTTTTTCGAACCAGGTGACGACGTTGCTGACGACACCCATGAGTTCGGTCAGCTTGGGGATGAGCCAGGTGCCGAGCTTCGTGCCGAGGTTGGTGGCTTCGGCGCGCAGCGCGGCGACTTTGCCTTGGAAGGTGCCGGCCTGCGCTGCAGCTGAACCGCCGAACTTTTCGCCGAGCGCGGTGAGGATCTGCGAACCGGACGTCTGCGCGTCGTTCAGCTTCTGTTGCGCGGTCTGCAGCCCGGCCTGCGCGTTGGCGTAGGCCGTCATCGCGGCCTTGCCTTTGAGCTGATGGTCAGCGATCTGCTGTTCGACCAGCTTCGCTTTGTCTTGCGCCTTGACGAGGCCTTCGAACGCGGTCTTGACCTTCAGCGCGCCGCCCGCGGCGATCGGCAGATCGATCCCGGCTTGTTTGAGCGGCCGGATCTGGCCTTCGCTCGCTTTGGTGACGAGCATCGCCGCTTGCGCGAGCGAGATGTGACGGGCGGCTGCGATGTTCTCGGCGAGCGACAGTGACGAGATCGCCTTTTGGGCGCTGCCCATGCCGGTTGTCATCGAGGCGAGCGCGCCTTCGATGTCGGTCGACGTGAACCCGAACTGCTGGCCCGTGTTCTCGGCCGCGTCGACTTGGGAATGCCATGACGAGAACGACGTGCCCGAGTTCTTCAGCGCGACGACGAGCCGGGCGTGGGACGCTTCGAAGTTGTCGGCGAGGTGGATGCTCTCGGCGCCGACGGCGACGAGGCCGGCGCCGAGGCCGAGGGTGACGGCTTGGCCGACGCTGGCGAGCCCAGCCCCGAACCCGTGGCCTTTCTTTTCGGTCTCGTCGAACTTGGCGCCGACCTTGTCGAGCGACTCCGACATCGGGACGCCGAATTTCGACCCGAGGGAACCGAGCCGGGAGAACATGGAGCCGACGCGCGACGTCGACTTGTCGAACGACGACTCCATCTTCTTGCCGGCACGCTCGGAGGCGTCGCCGGCTTCGACGAGCTTGCGCAGGAGGTCGCTGTTCTCGGCGGTGAGCCGGACCTCGTACATCTTTCCGGCCACGGCTGCCCTTCCTTGGGCGTGTCAGCTCAGATCGCTGCGTTCAGTGCCTTCTCGACGGCTTCGCCGATCTTGTCGACGGTCGCCGAATAGGCCGCTTCCACGGTCGGTGTCAGGAACGGCCGCGCGCGCGAGTTCGCCCAGGCGTTGCGGTTGCCGAACACGGGATGGCGGAAGTTGCCGGGCTTGCCGTCGTTTTCGAACGCGAGCGCTTTGCCGTGGTGCGGTTTGTCTTCGACCGCGACGAGTTTGATGCGCACGGACGGTCCGACGGTGCGGACTTGCACGGCTTTCGGGTCGACTTCGAAGTCTGCGGCTGCGATCGCGGCGAGCGCGAGTTCTTTTCCGATCGTGCGGAGCTCGCGTGCGAGCGCGAGGCGTACCGCGCGCGGCAGCGACGCTTTGAAGGCTTTGCCGGCGGCGCGGACTTGGCGGGCGTCGAGCGTGAACTCTGTCGCCATCGCGCGTGCCTCATGTCGGGGTTTTGTTCTTTGCTGCGGCGAGCTCGGCGCGGACGCCGTCCACGGCGCGGATCAGCCGTTTCGTTTCGCCGTGCTCGAGCAGCGGCCATTCCCACGGCCGGATATGGAAGAGGTGCGCGAAGTCGCCTTCGTATTCGGCTTTTAGGACTTCGAGTGTTCGCTGTCCGCCTCGAGCTCGGGCGGCTGCGTAGGGTCCACGCTGCGCTGCGCCTCTTCGGGCTCGGCGGTGATGTAGGCCTCGTCGTCGGGGTCGTCGACGGCGGCGAGGATCTTCTCGCGTTCTTCGACGGTCTTGACTTTCCAATACGCCGTGCGGAGCTCGTCGCGGTCGAGGACGAGGTCGAACTCGGCCATGGTGAAGCGCACTTCGGCGAAACGCAGCTTCGGGTTCTCGCGCCGCTTGTAGATCCAGATCGCGGCGGTCACCGCAGACATATACCCGCGGTTGAGCTGATCGGCGAACTCGGCCATCGAGCAGCCGAGCTCGCGTTCGACGGCCATGATCTCGTCATTACGCCACTTGTCAGTGTCGAAGTCCCACTCTTGTTCCCCGAGCTTGAGTTTCACGAACTAGTCCCCCTCTTGGGTGGGTGCTCAGATCGACGTGTCCGTCGACTGGTACTGGAGCTGGATCTGGTTGTCGGCGCCGTTGTCGAGGCCTTTGGCTTTCACCTTCTGGGTGATGACGTCGGGTCCGTCGAGCGGCGGAGATGCTTCTTCGAAGAACAGCTGCGGGATGATGATGTCGACGAAGAAGTGGTTGGAGCCGCCGGCGATGCCGCCGGTCCAGGTGATCTCCATCGCCGTCGACGTGTCGGCCGCGAACGCCGTGTAGACGTCGGCGACGGCCGCCCATTCGATGTCGAAGCTGACTTCGATCTGGCGGAAGTTGTTCGGAAGCTGTTCTTGCTTGGTCTGGGTGCCTTGTTGGAACCGATCCACCTTCATCGGATTCGTGACCTTGATCGACAGGTTGTCGACCAGGCCGGTCGGTACGGCGCCCGCCGAGATCGATGTCACGCCGCTCGTCGTCGACGGCGTGCCGCCGAACTTCACGGTCATCTGGTTGAACGAGTACACGTCGCTCGCGACGAACGACGGCGCGGCGTAGCCGGTCGAGGTCTGTTCGTCCCAGCCGTCGATGGTGGCGTCAACCTTCGCGAGTCCGCCTCGCTGGCAGGAGATCGTGAAATCGAGGATCTTGCACCCCGGATAATTCAGGGGTTGGATCGTGCCGTTCGTGAACGGCATGCCGAGCTGGACTGAAAGCGATTTGCCGGTCGTGTCGCCCGGATAGAAGTTCTGCAACCATGCGGCGCTGCCGCCGACCTGCGTAATCGTGCCGTTGCCGGTACCGGACCATGCGCCGAGCGCATGTTGGAAGAACAGGCCGAGCTGCTTGTCGATCAAGTCCATCGAGATGGTGCCGCCGCCTTCACGTTGCACGTAGGCGCGGCGTTTGCCTTCTTCGAACAGGCCCTGATGCAGGCCGGTCGACTGTGCGATCGTCTTCTTCAGCGCGAACGGCGCCTTGTCGGGCCGGACCCAACGCATCGACGACGTCGTCATCGTGCCGACGGTGCCTTCGGTCGTGAACCCGAAGCTCGCGCCGAGCCCCGACGGGAACGAAGTGGTCATTGTTCAGCCGGTCCTTCCGTGGACGCAGACGCCGGCGGGACGGGCCCGTCGAGACGCTTGTAGTTGTCGTTGAGCTCGAAGTGCAGGGCGATGTCGTGACCGTCGGGTGTGCCGTCTTCGTGTGCGGTCCAGCCGCACGAGCATTCGTCGTCGGGGACTTCGAAGGTGTCGTCGGGTTCGACGGGCGTGAGTTGCGCGCGGCCCGGGACGGGCACGCCGAGCATCTCGTGGTGAACGTTGCGGAACAGCGCCATCGTTGGGGCCTTTCAGAAGGTGCGGCGGCGGGAGTAGACGCCGACGTCGAAATGCACGTCGCAGACACGTCCCTGCGTCGGGTCGGTGTCGGCGTTGGTTTGGTCGACGTGGAACGTGTCGAGGACGCTTGACCAGCCGGTGCCGAACAGGCCGCCGAAGGTCGGGTCGTTGCGGACGGCTTTTTCGATGGCGCGCACGATCGTGAACGCGTTGTCGCGTGCGGTCTTCTGCGCGTCGGAGAGGCTTTCGAGGTCGTCGACGTTGTTGGAGCCGCCGACCCAGCACCACACGCCGACGTCGATCGTGTAGCGCTCGTCGCGCGCGGGGACGGGTCCGCCGAGCGCAGCCCAGCTCATCGTGCCGGTCGCGGTCGGGTTCATTTCGCCGCCGACGGTCACGATCGTGTCGAGGCCGGAGATCTCGCCGGGGAAGCCGTCGAGCACTGCGACCGGCGGCGCGCACTCGGGCAGCGCGGCGATCATGTTCAGCAGGTAGTCGATCGCGTCGGGGACGGTCGTTGTTTCGATCGTCATGCGATCGCCGGCGCCCGCTTGTGCGGCGCGAGCAGTTCACGCACGCGGTTCGGGACGAAGAACCCGATGGCGGGCCCGGGCGGGAGGTCTTCGCCGCCGGCGCCTTGCGCGCCGAACGCGGGCCGGCCGGCTTGTTGGGTCGGCTGGTAGTTCGCGCGGATCAGCTCGAGCGTGCCGAGCCGGATGTTGTCGGGGATCGGGTCACGGCCGGTCTGGTAGATCGCTTGGATCGCTTGCGGCATGTGCGGGAACGCGATGACGCCACCGCCCGCGCTGCGGCGCACGACCCGGCCGTTCTTCTCCCACAGCACCGAATAGATCGACCCGTGCCCGGGATCCTGAGCTTCGGACTGGGTGTATTCGATCGGGCCGCGCCACTCCGACACGGCGATCACGTCGAGCACCGGCCGGTGCCGCAGCATGATCCAGTACTGGCCGCCGTCGTACCACTCGGTGTGCACTTTGGGGACGACCTCCCCGACGATGCGTTCCACGACCGGCTGTACGCCGGTGATGAACCGCATCAGCTTCGCGTCGTGAGTGCGGTCGGAGGCCGAAAGGTTGAGGTAGTCCTTGACGTCGGAGAGATCGACGATCGTGCTGTTCGCGCTCTCGAGGTTCTCTTCGATGTTGACGGTGTTGTAACCGACGGTCGGGAACCGTTGGATCTGGCCGCCCTGGAACGTCACCTTCCAGTACTGCAAGAACAGGCCCGCGTTGGCGAGGTCTGTCGCGGTGGGCGTGTAGGAGACGGTCGCAGGGTTCGTGGCGTTCGTGATCGTCGCGACCGCGTCGATCGTCGGCGTCGACGACGTCGCGCTGCGCATCACGAATTCGACGGTCGCGCCGGTGAGATTCGGTGAAGACCCGTCCTTGTAGGTGAACGTGTCTTTCCAGATGACCGAGCTGTTGTCGCCTTGTTTGGCGTTGTAGTTAGCCATCCGTAGCGCCTTCGATCATGTCACCGCGACGAGTTCTTCGCTCGGTGTGGAGATGCCCTCGAGGCCGGAAGGGACACCGATGGTGACTGCGGCCACCTGTTCGCCGGCGTCGGTGCCCGCGCCCGTGTCGGTGTCGAACGGCATGTTCGTGAGCGCGCCTTCGTCGTCACCCGCGCCCGTGTCGCTGTCGGACGGAAATTGGGTGATTGCGATCGTCTCGCCGGCGTCGGTCCCCGTGCCTGTCTCCGTATCGGAGAGGGCGATCTGTTCGCCGGCGTCGGCGCCGGCGCCGAGCTCTTCGGTGAACATTCGTCCGGCGAGCGCGACGGTCGCGAGCGACATCGCGCCGACCGCGAACCCTTGGCCTTGACCGATGGCCGGTGCGAGATTGAAGCCGGGCGAACTTTCGCCGGCGTTGACGGCGTTCGCGCGCAAGAACCAGTAGAACCGGCCTCCCTGGTCGAGATGGCCTGCCGGGGAGAGATGCAGGCTGTCGTACATGAACCCTTGCGCGTTCGCAGCCGACCAGCCGGTGATGCCGAGCGCCGACCACGCGTCATAGGTGTCGAAGTAGTAGGTGCCTGGTGTCGATGCGACGAACGTTTTCGTTGCGGCCCGGTAGGTCGCGAGGTTCGCGGTGCGGCCGTTCTGGTCGAACACGTTGAGCGGGATGTACGTCGCGTAGCTGTGCACGCGGTTGTAGATGGTCTGCAACGCTGCGGTCCACTGCGCGCCGGTGATGCCTCCGAACAGTGCGGCGTCGTTCGTGAACTGGGTGAGCACGATGGACGGCTGATGGTTCGGTGCCGAGTTCTGCAAGACGCAGCTGTCGAACCATGCGAGCTCGTCGCCGCTACCCGATTCGACGAACGCGACGAAAAAGTTGCCGTCGCGGCCGAGGTCGTGGGCGATGACACCTTGGGGCGCGGTGAGCGGGTTGACGTAGTACGGCTCGACCGCGCAGATCAACATGCCGGCATTGGCGCCGGACGCGTCAGCTTGACGGAACGTGATGGTGCTGTTCACGCCGGCGGCGACGTACAGCTTTTTGAGGTTGTTGTCGTGGCTGACGGTCTGGCCCATGTTGGTCCAGGCGCCGCCGTCGATTTGATACGACCAGTTCCCGGCGCTTGAACCGTCACCGGCGCCCGTGTAGTCGACGTAGTAGACGGCAAACGCGACGATCGGTCGGGCCCAGCCGGCCGGTTTCGTCCACGTTGCGGTCGAGCCGGTGCCGTGCGCGCCATAGAACGCTTGGGTGCCGAAGAACCATTTGTCGAACGCGTCGGTTGTTGCCGTCGCGGTCCATGTGCCGGCGTCGGACCATTCGGTGCCCGACTGCGCGGCCATGCCGCGCCATGCGGGGCGTACGCCGGGCCCGATCAGCGGGCCGTACGGCGAGTTGCCGAGAAGTTCGGCTGCGATTTCGACCGCGCTGCCAGTGCCGCCGTCGCCTTCGTCGGGCGCGTCGACGGTTCCTTGGATGGTCGAATCGCCGCAGAACGCGATGTTGAGGATGCTCACGACGCCGGCCCTTTATGGGAGCGCTTCGACGAGTGCGCAGCCGCCGCCGCTCGTACCACCGGCGCCGCTCGTGCCGGTCCCGATGCCGTTGCCGCCGCCGGCACCTCCGGAGCCGTACCCGCCGCCGTTGCCGCCGTTGCCGCCCGACGTGTTCGACGTGTTCGCACCCGCGCCACCACCGCCACCACCGCCGCCGTGCGGGGCGTTCGCGATGTCGCCCGAGTTGCCAGCACCATTTCCGCCGTTCGCGCCGACGGTCGCACCGTGCGAACCGCCCCCGTTCCCGGAACCGAACGCGCCCATGCCGGTCTCGCCGTTGCCGCCGTCACCTGCGGCTTGCAGCGCGTTCGCGGCTGACGTGCCGCCACCACCACCTCCGGCGCCGGGCCCTTTGCTCGTCGACGCGCCGGCCTGCGCAGCTGCGGGTGCGGTGCCGTCGGCGCCTTTGCCGCCCGACCCGACCGTCGAACCTGACGGCGCAGACCAAGAGCCCGCACGCGCGTAGTTGTCTTGCTGGCCCGCGATGTTCCCGAACCCGTTGTTGCCGCCCGCGCCGCCGCCGGTCACGCCTGCGGAGCCTTGCGTGCCGCCGCCCGCGATCTCGACCGACAGCGCGGTCCCGACGAGGGTCGTGTTCTGTCCCGCGGCGCCGTCGGCGCCGTTGCCGTTCGCGGTCACGCCCGGCCCGCCGGGCGCGGGGCATCCGACCGTGATCGTCAACGTCGACGGCAGCGACGCTGCGGGCATGATGATGTCGCACTTGCCTGCCGCGCCGCCCGCGCCGCCGCCATGCGCGGCCGAGCCGGTCGCTGCGACGTGCGAGCCGGAACCGCCGCCGCCGCCGCCGCCGATCGCACGGAATCGCACATAACGCGCCCAGGTCGGCACCGCGAACGAGAACACGAGCTGGTAGTAGTTGAACGTCAGGCCGGTCGCACCGGACGTCGCCGGCCACGTGATGTCGGCCCACGTGCCCGCCGCGCCCGCGTCGCCGTACGCGGCGATGACGCCGAAGTGTGTGCCCGAGTTGGCGGTCGTCGGGAGCTGGGCTGCGCCAGTGATGTAACTGCCGATGTGCGCGGCCGTGAACGCGTTCGCGGTGGTCGAGGTGACGATCTGCGCGTTGCTGACCGGGTCCGACGTCGACAGCACCACGCTCGGGCGCGTGCCACCACCGGCGCCTTGCGGGGAGCTGTCGCAGTTAAGCAGCTGATCCTCGCCGGACGGTCCCGTCCCGGCACCGAGCCCGTTGTACGAGACGACGTGGGTGGCGCCGGCGTGCGAGACGCGCACCGCACCTTTGGTCAACAGGCCGGTCTTGCTCGCAATGTTGAGCGGCTGCGTCCCGGTCAACGTGTTCAGGTTCGTGCCGTTCGAGTTCATGGTGATCGTCGTCGACGTCGAGTACGTCACACCGTTCGTGACCTGCGCGGCGATCGGCTGAAAGAACTGCTCGAACGCGACCGACGCCCGGAACCACCGCTTGTCGATGATCTTGATCGCGCCGTCATCTGCGTACGGTGCCGACGCGCCCGACACGGTCGTCGCGTTCGGCGGGATCAACACGGCCGCGACGACAACACGACCTGCGGTCGGGGTCGGTGGGACCGGTGTTGTGGCCGCGGTCCCGAGGTTGCATTGCAGCGTGCCGGTGTTGTCGAGCTCGTAGAGCGCCCAGCGGGGGTTTGTCGTGTCGGCGTTCGCGGCGCAGGCGACGTTGTCTTGCGCGCTCACGGTTGCCGGCGCTGCGCCCCACATCGCCGTACCGGCGCTGATTTTGACGGTGCCCGCGTTCGTGCCGGCTTGCAGTTGGCAGCCGGAAATGACGGCGAGGCCTTCGCCTGACTGTTCTGCGGCGATCAGGTCTGATTGGAACAGCCACGACATCACGCCGTTGCCGTAGCGGGCGCTGGCCGGTACGTCAGTCGAGTTCGGGATCGTCCAGCCCATCGGTTCAGGCCAATGTGACGGTGACGGTGAAGATCCACGACGACGCGCTGGTCTTCGTTCCGAGCGAGCTGATCTTGTGGTTCATCATCGTGGCGACAACGGTCGTGCCGTTGGTGGTGCCTTCGTCGATGCACCATTCGTTCCAGGTGAAGTTCGCGACGCTCGTGCTGAACGTCGACTGGAACGTGATGACGCCGTTCGCGGTCTGCGGGTACGTCGCGTTTGAGACTTGGAACTGGCGGTTCGCGGAGCCGGCCGCGGCGCCGAGATCCGTGTCGGCGACCGTCGCGGACGTGGCCGAGTTGCCGACACCGATGCGGCTGTTGGTGTTGTTCCAGGCTTGGCCGCCGCCGGCGACGATCAGCGATGTGATGCGCGCGAGGCCCGCGGTGGTGAGCAGGTTGTACGGCTCGTCGAACGTCGAGTAGTCGTGGCTTGCGGCGACCGATTCGGCCGTGTTGACCGCGTCCATCTGCATGGGCGTCGCGTCACGCCACGCGAGAAGCTGCGCGGCGGTCGGTTCGTCGGTCGTCTGGTGGAACGCGGCCGCGGCGGCGAGCGAGTCGGGCCCGAACTTGTCGATGTGGGCGTGCAGGTTGTAGGAGATGACGACGAGATGGTTCGCGTCGTCGACGCCCGCGGCCGCGAGCCGTTCGGCGTTGCGCGCGATGTCGGGATGTTGCGCGAGCGCGACAGCGTCCATGTGACGGTCCGGTCCTTCCGTGGTTTGGGCTTGTTACGCCGGGGTCTCGTTGTAGGTCACGGCGGTGCAGTCGTTGAAGACGGCCTGATGCACGACGTCTTTTTGTACGGGCTGGACGTTGCCGGTGTCGGTGATGCCGTCGATGTCGTAGTAGTTGCGGACGTGCCCGGCGGCTGAGCCGTAGGTGTGGTCGGTCGTGTTGTTGCGGAACTTCCAGTTGGAGCGCCGCTGCGGGCCTTTCACGTACACGTTGAGCGCGCCGGCTGCGCCGCCGGAATGGTCTTGGTTGTCGTGGCAGTCGACGTCGTTCGCGATGTCGTAGCCCTGCGACGACAAGAAGTTCTCGCGGTGCGGGCCGGTGAGGTTCGCGGAGATGTCGAGCCCGACCGGCAGGCCGTTCGCGCCTGACGCCCAGCCGGGCAGCGGTTCGATGTCGAAGAGGCTGCGCCGTGAGGTCATGAGCACGTTGTGTTGGACGCGGCCGTTGCCGCCGTAGCGGCAGATGCTGATGCCTTGGCGGCCGTTGGTGTTGCCCCACACGCGTGTGAGGAGGAAGTCGTGCGGCGCGGAGTGTGTGCCGCCGACGTACGCGTAGTCGCCGAACACTTTGTCGACGTATGCGGTCTGTGCCGACCAGTCGAACCACGAGCCGCCGTCGACCCAGAGGCCGTGTTGTGCGGAGAGCGCCGGGTTGTAGGCGGCGTCGCCGAGTCCGGCGTTGGTGTTCGCGCCGAGCAGTTTCACGGAGCCTTTGAGGTTCCAGATGACGCAGTCGTTGAAGTGGGCGAGGCTGCGGGCCTGTACCCGATTGGCGGTTGCTTGCGTGCCGTCGAGCTGTTCGGTCCCGTCGGTGTGTTGTTGGAGCGTGGCGCCGTTCCAGTCGAGCGTGAACAGGAACTTCGACGCGATCGTGAACGGCTGCCGGCTGGCGTCGTAGACGCGCGGCAAGAGCTGGTAGGTGATGCCGTGCGGGAGGCCGGCGACCCACGCCGACAGCGCGGCGGTGTCCCAGATCGATGAGGGCGCGACGGCGGTCGTCATCCGGTTGCCGGGGTGGTGGCGAGGCTGAGGCCGTAGGTGAACGGGCCGGTGACTTCGCGGTCTTCGGTGCCGAACTGGATGCTCGACCAGGCCGCGTTCGAGGACCAGGCGCCGATCGAAACGAGGTAGTTGGCGAACGGGACGAGATCGAGCGTGTCGTGCAGGTCCGGCGTATCGAAGCTCAGGATGATCTCGGGGTTCCCGGACGTGGGCGGGGTGTTGTTGCAGCAGTTGTAGACCGTGATCGCGTGACCTTCGATGGTGGTCGTGCCGATCTTGGTTGCGCCGCCGGAACCGACGTTGTGGTTGTTGACCCAGATCATCGCGTCGGTGCTGCCGGTGTAGCCGCCGTTGTTGGCGGGCCACAGGTCGAACGCGTCGTTGTATACGTCCTTGGTGTCCGACGTCGGTACCGGGTCGTTGACCGAGTAGGTCGCGTTGATGTGCGAGAAGTTCGAGATCGGCTGGTTGCCGGGCGACTGTCCCCACGTGAGGCGAATGTCGGGGTAGGCCTGCACGCAGTAGCCGCAGTCTTGGTAGTTGATCTCGTTCGCGTTGACGGTGAACGCCTGCGGGCAACCAGAGCCGGAGATCGTGCTGTTCGTCGACGGTGAGAAGATGTCGACGTTCAGTTCGTCGTTGTAGCCGTTGCTCAGCGGCAAGCCCGGGTAGTTGCTCGTGCGTTGCGGGTCGTCGATCCCCTGGTCGTTGTTCGCGTTCGGCCAGGACACCGAGCCCCACGAACCGTCGGTCGTGCACGCGCCGTGTGCGACGGTCGTGGTTGTCGTCGACGGCATCGTCGTCGACGTCGTGACTGTGCTGCAGTTGTAGTGGTACTGCGGGTTCGCCGTGCACCACCGGTAGATCTGCGCCGGCGTGCATGCGGCAAGCGCGATGCACGCGCCGGCGAGGATGACGACGAGAGAAGCGATCGTTGCGCGTCGCATGACCGTCCTTGGTCAGATGAAGGTGATCTCGACGGTGACGCCCGATGCCGCGTTCAGCGTGAACGTGGCCGGCATGTGCGCCGGGTCGAACGTTTTGACGAACGGCCATTTCGGCGAGATGTAGTCACCGTCGAGCTGCAGGGTGACGGTGCCCGCGGAAGGCGGGACGATGACACACGCGGTCGCGGTCGACGGCACCGCGATCGTGTTGTTCCCGGCCGAGAGCGTGACGTCGAGGACTTCACCGACGACGGCGCTGCCGGTGATGGTGAGCGGCCCGATCGTCTTCGCGCCCGACAGAAGCCCGTTGGCTTCGCCGCCGATCGTGATCGTCCCGGCCATCAGATAGCCCGACGGCGCGCGCGCGGTGGGGTCGCCCGCTCGGCCGCGGCCGGGGGCACTTCGACCTCGGGAGCGGACGGCTCCCACCCTCGCTGCCGCAACGCGAACGTGAGCTCGAGGAACAAGCCACGATCGCCCCGCTGTCGTGCCCGCTCGCGCGCGGCGACGAGACCGGTGAGATCAGTCATCGGTGGTGTCGAGGCCGTCGGTACCGTCGGGCAGATCAGCGCCATCGGTCTCTTCGGGTGCCGGAGCTGGGACTGCGTGCTCGGGTGCCGAGGCTGGGACCTGGTCAGGGGCGGGCGTCGGGATGGCGCGTTCCGGCTCGTCGCGAAGCAGGTGGTGATCGCCGCGCTGTTTGAGCAGATCTTCGATGAGCCGTGCGACGTTCTTTTTGCCGTCGGCCGCCGCGGCGCGGTATTCGCCGACGAGCTCGTGGCTCGCTTTGGTCGTGTCGAACATCGGTCGCGCCTTTCAGTGAGCGATCGCGTAGGGGACGTTCACGACGGCGGTCGGCGTCGCGATCGTTGCGGGCGCGGTCGTCGTGAGCGACGCCCCCGACGTTTGCGCGAGGACCGTCATGCCGGTAAGCAACGCGCTCGACAGCTTCGACGTCGCGAATCCGGCCTGGCACGGCAACGACGGGACGGTGCCTGCCTTGACCATGATCCCGATCCAGTACACGCCGTCGGCACTGATCGTCTGCGCGGCCGTGAGCGGGAGGTCTTTGAACGCGTCGGCAGCGATCGCGCCCGTGGTCTGGTCGGCGGTCTGCGCGAGCAGCGCCGGCGTCGCCGCGTTCGAGTAGAGCGCGAACCACCAGTTCGTCGGTGAGACAGCGGCGGTGTGACCGAACTGGACGGCGATGTTGGTGATGACGTCACCGGCGCGCAGCACGATCGGCGTCGAGAGCATCACCTGGGTGGTGAGCGCGGCGGCGACGTCGGTGTGGGCTTCGCGCCGGTCCCACGTTTGGCGGATCGGCGCGATCGAGTTGCCGAGCTGCATCACGTTGCCGTTCAGCAGTGTGAGGTCGTCACCGGCGTGGGAGTTCCATTCGGCCATGAGCCGCAGTCCTTTCGTGGAACAAAGAGAAAGAGGGCGCGTGCGCGCGGAGCCGACCTTCCGTGGGAGGTAAGGCGTCCGTGCGGGGAGGCTCGGTTCGGCTCCGCGCGCACGCAACGTCTGGCTACCGGGGGGATCAGTAGCCGGACGGAGCCGCGTACCCGGTGCCCGAGCCGATCACGAGGGATTGGCCGTAGCGGAGCAAGAACCCGA